TTAGGCGTCGCACAACTTATATTGTGCGACGCATAGCTATCCTACGGCTAACATTAGCGTTTTTGTCGGTGGATAAGTGCATAGTTCTATAATAAAGGCTAAAATGATAGCGTATAGCGTGTAGAATGTAGTAAAAGAGTGGCGATTGTAGAGAGTAAGAGGGGGGAGTGGTTTCGACTAATGGGACCCGAAGTAGTCCGAAGTATCTTATCGGTACTCACACCCACTTTTTCCTCCCCCAGAACCTCTCCCCTATATCCTCTACAAACTTCACCCTACACACTGCTCCCTACGCCCCCAAACCCCCACAACAGCATAAATACTACAATCTACAGCTTAAACGTCGCATACGTCATCCTATGGCTTCTGGTGGCTTTCTATACCCCCCCCCTGCATTGTTCAATCTGAAAACGTTTCTATGGAAAAAAAATAAAAAAATTTCAAAAGTATGGTTGACAGTAGAGTATATGTGTGCTATACTGTCTGTATAGGTTTTTTCATAAGGCCTTTAGGAGTTCCCGAGTAAGGTAGATAGTGGGTTTAATACATCAAGCGATTGGTGTCGACAAGCGTGCCCACTATTTACCACTGTAATTTAATAAGTTTATATATGAATAAAAGTATGAAAAAACATATTACGAAAAAGGTTTATGATTGTAATGAAGAAATATGTGGATTATGTATATTTACCTCTAATAGACTAATAATAAGAAAAGAAGATATAAAAAGTAGAATGAAATCAGAACTACAAGCATACGCAACATTATTATCGCTGAAATATGAGAAAGAATTAAATATTAAAGACTAACATAATAACTATGCATAAAGCGAATATAATTATTTTGTTATCAATATTAGTTATATTATTAGTTGCTGGTTTTTGTCTTTATGTTGTTTCCGGAGATCAGAGTAATATAATACTTCGTGGAGATGATATTGTTGGTGATATGCATAGTATTGATTTTATACAGTTTAGAGATTAATAAGTTTACATATGACAATCTACAAATCGTTGGTTGTCATAAGTCACAATAATTATTGTAATATATAACAAATGACAAAATCAGATAAAGCAAAATTCTTCAAAGAGTTAGCGATTGAATTCAGACTATCAGACTTAAAAGAAGTTGAGAGATTGTATTATTGCTTTGTCAGATATTTTGGTCGCAATATCAAACTACATCAGATAGTCGAGTTTCCTGAGTGGGGCGCGTTCAAAGTCTATGAGCTGAAGGGCAGACTACAGCATATTCCCAGCAAGGGGTGCAAGCAACAAGTCGGTTCACGGAAAGGCATTAAGTTTACGACAAACTATAAATTAAAAAAGCATCTTAATAAATAGAAGTATGAAACAATCAATAACAAAAGAACAATGGAATGAGTTAGACAATAAAGAAGTCCAAACTTTATTAATAGGATTAGTATATGAAACAGACTATCCTTGGAAAATAATATCTATCGGTCAAATGACAGAATACTTAGGAGATGATTTAAAGAAAATAGAAAGAGATTATGATTCTTTACACATGGAAGATGGTTATGAAGATAGAATCTATTATGAAGTCTTTCTTAAAAATTGTTCATTTTCTAGTTGGTCTGAATTAGTAGATGCACTATGGGAAGCTGTAAAATATAAATTGAATGGGGATGGTTTAATTATTAAATAAAAAAATATGAAAACATCAATTTTAATTACGCAAGGAGTCAAACAAATTATGTTCACTCCTGAAAACGACAATGAGAAAGAGGCATTAAAATACATATCACCGAATGATGATATTCATACAGTTATTAAGCGTGGCAGTTTTCACGATGACGAAGAAGAAATATTTGGCGTAGATGTTTATGAATGTAGAGGCGGATATTTAAGAGCAGAGAATAAAGAAGATAGCGTTATGTTTGTATTAACACCAAAGAAAAGTAAAGATATAATTAAAGATTAAATAAAAATTATGAAAATTTTAGTAACTGGATATGCTGGGTTCGTAGGTTCTTATCTTTGCAATCTATTAAAGTCCAAGAAGATTGATTTTGAAGGTTACGATTTAGTCGACGGTAATGATATTAGGGATAAAATGAAACTTGATAGGGCTTTTGAAGCAGGACAATATGATATGGTGATTCATTTGGCAGCCTTAGCTGGTGTTAGACGTAGTGAAAATTTTCCAGAAGAATATCTAAGCACTAATATAATTGGCACTAGGAACATTGTTGAGATGTGTGAAGAATATGATGTGAAGTTAATTAACTTTAGTAGTTCATCTGTCTTAGGTGGTAATATAACAGAAGAAGGATTAAATGAAGAAGACAAACCAAATCCACAATCTATTTATGCCATGACTAAGTATTGTGCTGAGAAGATTGTTGAGACGGGCGGGATTGAATATGTGACGATTAGACCATTTACTATTTATGGTTTGAATGGTAGACCAGACATGGGAATTTATAAATGGATCAATCAGATTAATTCAGGTAAGGATATAACTTTTTATGGTAATGGTAAGACTGAACGTGGCTATACGAACGTTCATGATTTAGTCGAAGCAGTTTATGGTTTAATTTCTCCTGATGTATGGGATAATTGTAAAAATGAGATATATCACATTGGCGGTAATGAGGTTATTAGTTTACAGGAATTACTTGATATGTTTGAAAGCGTTTTAGTTAAGAAGAAGAAAAAAGCGACTGTTGAATATTATACATTACCAGCTTGTGATGTGGTGTCTTCGTTCGCTGATACGAGTAAGGCTTTTCTTATACTCGGTTATGCACCAGAAGATAATTTTGAGAAGAATATAAAAAAGATTTTAGATAAAGAACTTTAATTAAATATTAAAGTAAATACATGGAGGGCAAAAAAATAGATGAGGTTAGAACACTCATTCTGATATTTGCTGAGATAGCATTACTTGGGATAGCAGTTAAGCTAATTTATAAATTCTTTTTTGATGGGAATTGAAGACATCACAAAGAAGATAAAATCGCTCGACATTAACGAGAATAATATTAATAGTAGCATTAATGATATTGTTGTTTTGTGTAGTAGAGGAGATGGCAATAAAAAAATATTAGATGATTATTTTGGCAGTATCAAGAATTTTAGGAAACGTTTAAAACAATGAAGTTAATTTGTCCAAAGTGTAAAGCTAAAATATCATCAGATACAACTATTGGATTTTGTAGTAGTTGTAATAAGTTTTTTGCAGACGATAAAATGATTAGTAAGAAGAAAGCAAAGTTATTGATAAAGTTAGATAAATTAAAATAAATCTTAATAATATGATAATTGGCTTTACTGGTAAATCACAATCTGGAAAATCAATAGCATCTCAGGCCTTAGAAAAGAATGGTTTTACTAGAGTTGGTTTTAAGGATGCTTTAGTTCAGGAAGTAGCTGATAGATTTCCACTTGTTTTAAAAGAATTAAATGTGGATGTTAAGAAAAAGGAATGGTGGCATCATGACGTTGTTAGGGCTTTATTAAAGAACTATGGGACAGAAGTACGTCGAGCAGACGACAATAATTATTGGGTAGATAGAATTAAAATTGATACAAAAGGTAATTACGTAGTAGATGATGTTCGTTTTTTAAATGAAAGTTATAAAATAAGAGAACTCGGTGGTATCGTAGTTCGTTTAGTGCGCGATGGTTGTGATGGTAATTCTCATGCTTCTGAGGTCGAACAAGATGAGATAGTATCTGACATTGAGATAAAAAATGATGGGACCATAGATGATTTAAAAGTACAGGTGTTAGCTTTAATTAATTAATCGTATCATAATGATATGAAAAATAACGACTTTGATACTTACTTAAAAGATAAATTAAAAGATAAAGAGTTTAAAAAGTCTTTTGATAACTATGGAAAAGAACTTAAAAAACGAGGTAACACTAAAACCGACAAGCGAGTTTCCTCTATTGGCAAGGTATAAAGAGAGGTTCGATATAAACGAAAGAACTATCTTCGCTTACGACAATGTGATTTACGCAAACTACTCTCTACCAGACCACTTAATCATTCATGAGCAAACTCATTTTAAACAGCAAGCTAAATATGGTCTCGATAATTGGGTTGAACAATATTTGGCAGATGACAGTTTTAGATTGAAGATGGAATTGCAGGCATACCGGCGACAATTGCAAAGTGTCAAAGATCGGAATGAAAGAAACAAATTGAGAATAATAGTTGCTAAAGATTTATCAGGCAGTCTGTATGGTGGTATCTCTACATACGAAGACGCGTTTATGAAGTTGAAATAGACACTAAACACAATTTCTCACTAAAAAAGAAATACTTGTGTTATAATTATACTATAAAGGTATAATTTTTTTTATTTCTAGATATAAAATATAAAAATATGGCAAAAACGAACATCAAAAATAATAAAACACCACAAACCAGCTACAGAAAAGATGAATTGATGGCTGAACTAGCAAAAATTAGTGCTAAGGACAAAGCATTGAGAGAAAATACTACTATCGGCAAAGATGAATTAACTGTTGCTAAACAAGAAATGCTTAATAAGGTGTTTCAAGCAATGACAGATGCGGGTGTTAATCTGAATGATGTTGTATCTATCGGTAGATTTTTACAAAAACTTGAGATGAGAAATCCAGATTTAAGAGAATTGTTTGAACAATTACTTGGCGGAATTACAGAAGGAGAGAATGTTAATCCAGCAATGGCAGGAGATGTGGTTGCACCAGAAGTAGAAGCAGTAATGCCGAATAGACTTAGTAATCTTAGACAGAGTATGATACAACCAGCAGAATAGAGCAATATTGTACATTAAAATTAAATTAGTGAAGTCAGAACGGTATAAAAATATGAGTAATTATAAACCGTTAGATGTATTGAAAGTCAAATATTTAGAACTTTATGATTGGCTTAAAGAAATTAGTCGCTATCACAATGTAGAAGATTTTATTCTACTTGACTATAAATATGATAGAATGTGTGTATCTTGTTATACAAAAGAAAACATATATAATATTATTGCTAGATTACCAGAGAAGGGTAGTAAGAAAATGTTAGAAACTAACAAAGTTCTTCCAGCAGATTATCCTACAGAAGGATTTAAAGAAGATGACGGTGGTTATCTTGGCTGTACTGTGCTTACTAGAAAACCGAGAGCTGGTGAAGATTGGAATAGAGGAAGAGATTTATCAGATGGAAAATATTGTTATGAAACTTGGCAAGAAATAAAAAATGATATTATCACATACGAATTAGTAAAGGTTGTTAAAAAACAAAAAGAAGTAGCAGAAAAAAATTAATTAACTAACACCTACTTTTGACTTCACTAATTTGGTTTTAATAAAAAGATGTAATAATTATGAAAATATGGCTATGCGCCAATACAAAAAGACCTATGAAGATGTATTTTCTGGAGAGAGGTCTTTGAAAAAATGTGATCTTTCTGAAGTTAGTACTGATGAAGGTTACGAAATAAACGAGTACATTGGAATGGTGAGGGATGCAATGGTTGAATATAGGCTTAAGGCTTTCGACAGTGTACTAAAGACACAGTGGCTTTTTAGAAGATTCTGTTATAAAGGCACCAGAAAATCTAAGCCAGGACGCAATGGTCACATAGACCATGCTTTTGGTGTATTCATGAAATGTCATGTTGGCACACACCACGGAGTCATTACGCGAGAATACATACTCGGTAAAGTAGCGACATACGTAGACGACTTCTTCCCAGACTTTGATGCCAGAAATCCATTCAAAGAAAAAATGGAATATCCATATAAGTACGTTGGGTTTGAATATCTATTTGCCGTTTACCTAATGCCAGAAAGATTAGAGATACTTGATTATTGCGAAAAGCAGAAAATGACATACGGCAAGTTTCTAGATTATTTAATTAATTATGTTAATTGCTATAATGATGAGCATGGAAAAGATATCTATGAATTTAGTGTAGCTAGTTGGCAATATCTATCATACGTTAAAGTAAAGAAACAAAAATGAATGAAGTAGAAAATAAAAAATTAAAACCGGTTATCTTTGTTAAAGGTGATTACAACTATCATCGTAAGAATTTATTCCAACAGAATTTATTGTTGCGAGCATTGCAAGTAACCACCGATCCGGAGAAATTAAAGAAGATGGCTGGGTTTAGGAATGTTGCTGAGGTTTATCGGACATTAGATAAGATAGCTATTAGGCGAGAATATCATCAGGCGTTGATAGACAAAGGATTAGACTTAGTTTCTATTGTTGGTGGTATTAAGAAAGAATGCGAGAATAGTGATTCGTCTGCTATTAGGTTACGTGGTTATCAGATATTATTAAAATCACTTGGGCTGGACGAATATAAAGAAACAGCAGATGAAGCAAAGAGTGGATGGGAAGATACATTGAAGAAAGAGTTAGAGAAAGAAGAATCTAGCGACAACAAACATAAAAGAGATTTATATGAAGTAAATGTACCGGTTATTCCAGAAGAAGGAAAAGAGATGATAGAGAAAGAAGATGAAGCTGGAAAAGACTTGTACGGATAAAAATTATGAATGAAAATTTAGATAAATTAAGAGACCCGAAATTCTATTTGGAGAATTTTTGTAAAATAAAAACAAAGAAGGGTGGATTACATCCGTTCATTTTAAATGAAGCTCAGAAAGATTTGTTTAATACTCTCAGGGATAATACAAGGGTGATGATCTTGAAATGCAGACAATTAGGATTTTCGACCGCAGTAGCTGGATATTTTTATGTCAATACCATAATGAACGTTGGTATCACGTCAGCATTGATAGGATATAATAGTGATTTAGTATCAGAGTTATTAGATAAAATAAAAACATTTATTAGGACAACACCAGCAGCATTGAGACCAACTATACAGTACAATTCTAAGTATGAAATTAGTTTTCCGAAGATGGATTCTAAGATATTAATTTTACCATCTTCAGAGAATGTAGGAAGCGGATATACAATTCATAATTGCCTATCTGGTAATACTAATATATTTATTAAGAATGGTTTTACTAAAAAGATTAAAGATGTAGAAGAAGGAGATAAAATTATTAATGGTATTGGTGGTCCAAGTAAAGTAAAAAAAATAATCAAAAATAAAAATGAAAAGAAGATGCTAAGGATAAGCATCTATGGTACTGAAGACTTAGTCCTTACTGAAGACCATAAAGTATTAGTACGAGGAACTTTAGAAGATAATAGTAAAGGAGTATGGAAAGAAGCTAAAGATATTACTAAAAAAGATTATGTTGCTTATCCATATTATCAATGTAGAAGTAGGTGTAATAAAATAAAATTTGAGAATAAAAAAATTCAGGGTGATCTTGTAGAAGATAATGAAATAGATATTAATTTTGATTTTGGAGAATTCATTGGTTGGTATTTATCAGAAGGAACAAGTAGTTATGGAAAAATAACAATATCGATTCATCGTGATGAAGTTCCATATGTGATGGAAGTTATTAATAAGAGTATCATTAAAAATGTTAGGAGTGTAAATGTTCAATATTCTAAAGTAAGTAAATCTGCTACTATTGTTTTATACGGTGTAAATTTTTCTAGGTTTATTGGAGAAAAATTTGGAAAGAAATGTGATGATAAGTTTATTAATGATTCTGTATGGGAATGGGGTTGGCAATTTTCATATGGAATGTTAAAAGGATTATTTCTTGGTGATGGTTGTTTAACAAAAACAGATATAGCTGTATTTACATCAGTTAATGGTCAGCTTATATATCAATTAAAGAAATTATTAATTTCTTTAAGAATCGGTTTAGCTAATATTTATTATAAAGAAGACGTATATAGATATGGAGTAAAGAGTAGACCAAGATATGATTTAATGTTAGGTGGAAAAGGAAATTATAAATTAAGAAGAAAACTTGGATTTGAATTGCCAGTATATAATAATGGTAGAGCTAGATATAGATTAAAACATCAACCGACTGCAAATCAAGGACATGGATATTGGCGTAGGGGTAGATTTCATTATTGGGCAAGGATAAAGAGAATAGGATCATCTCAACATGAAGAATTTGTTTATGATATAGCATTAGAGAAAGAACCACATAGTTTTTTAACAACATCCGGAGTAGTCCACAATTGCCTCTTGACAGAACTTTCAAAGCTTGATAAGGCAGAAGAAAAGATGGCATCTTTAATGCCTGCTATACCACTTGGTGGAACGTTTGTAATAGAGAGTTCGCCAAAAGGCGTAGGTGGTTTGTACCATAGAATGTGGACCGAAGAAAATGATTGGGTAAAGAAAAGATATGATTACTGGTGGGGATATTCGGAAAAACAAATTAAACAAATAGAACGTGAAGTTAATGACCCACAAATATTCGCTCAAGAGTACAAATGTTCATTCTTACAATCTGGTCGGTCAGTCTTTGAACAAAAGATTATAGATAGCCAAAGAAAGAATTTATTGGACATTGGAGATATGAATGATGAACATAAAGTCTACGAAGAAGAAGGATGGGTTATTTACAAAGAACCAGAAGAAGAAGGAATATACGTTACCGGAGCGGATGTATCTGATGGTGTATCTGGTGGTGACTATTCTGTAGCTATTATCTGGGATAGAAAAACAGGTGAAGAAGTTGCAATGTATAGAGGATATATTGCACCAGACAGATTTGGTGATTTACTAGATAAGTGGGGTAGAAGATATAATAATTCCTACATGGTTCCAGAAATAAATAATCAAGGTCTTACTACATTAACAATATTAAAACAGAAAGCATATCCAAATCTTTATTTCAGACCGAATAAATTTGAATCACTTGGTTCATCAATGACAGATAAACTCGGTTGGAGAACAACTAGAATTACTAGACCATTAATGATAAGTGAATATGCTAAAGCGCTAAGAGATGGAGTACTAACAATACATAGTAAAATTTTAATAGATGAAATGTCAGTCTTTATTTATGACGATAATGATAACATGAGACCAGAGAGTAAAACTTTTCATGATGATAGCATATTTTCGGCAGCTATCGGTTTCCAGGGATTTAAGACACTTTATTCAGGAAAATTAGAACAGATAGACAATAGCCTTTATTTACCAAAATCATTCTCATACTAATAATATATTAATTAATGAAGAGTAAACAACGAAGAAAAAAAGAACATAAATTAAAAGTGAAGAAGAATAAAGTATTAAGTGTTTTTTATAAATCAAAAAAATAATATGGATAAGAAAAATAAAAAACCAAAACTATTTGAATATCCACAGAGCTTCAAGGATTTTATTCATCATTGGTTTTACAAACTAATTGCTACTGAATTATTTGAAAACTATAATATAAATTTTGTTTTTAAGAGTAGTGATGAATTAAGTGAAAATTCTAACGACGGATTTACAGTAATGGATATTGATACTAGCGAAGCTTATTTATCGGCTGATGTTAATGTTTATCCAAAGGCATATAGAGTATTTTTACAAGAAGGTGAATTACTTTTTATAAAGAAGTTTATTATACATGAATTATCACACATTATTACTACACCAGTTGAATGGTTAGCTAGGTCAAGATTTATTACAGACGAAATACTGACAATACAGAATGAAAAATTAACAGAGAAGTTATCAAGATTGATGGCGTATTATTTTGAAAAAGAGGGTTATTTAAAAAAATGAATATATTGTACATTTAAACGCATTCTCATCTTTGCCATAGGAGCAAAATATATGGGTGAAGAAAAAATCAATAAAACTGCCTACAAGCAGGCAGAAGAGGAATTGATACAAGAAAAAATAAAAATGGTTAAGGGATTTATCCTTGAAACATTAAAAAAGATAGAAGAAAAAAAGAAACAAAAAAATATCATTGAAGAAGAGTTAAGAATATTAAAACTTGATTTAGAAGATTTGAAGAATGGTCGTTTTGAAAAGATTGAAGAAAGGATTAAGAAATCAAAGATTGCTAGAAATGTTAGTGCAGTAGATATTTTTACTAAAGTAAGAGATTATGCTATTCCAATGGATACTTGTACGGATATTACAAATACTCCATGGATAACATTAACTGGTGGAACATACGAAACAAAAGATAACTTTTATTACTACTAAATATTTGGTAGTTAATAATATCATTAATAAAAAATAAATAAATGCTTTGATGAGAATGCATTTAAGCGTATAAATAAAAAATATGGCAATAACAGAGACATATAATGCTGAGAAAATGGGAGGCAAAAAAGAAGGTGCCTTAATGACAACATTTGTACAGCAAAGGGATGATGCAAAACTTTATTTTGAAAATTGTATTAAACCTCGTTTGGACAGATCATATAAATTATATATATCTGATAATAGCGACAGGGCTAAAGAAATTAAAAAATGGCAGGCTAATGTATCTGTTCCATATATTCATGCTGTGGTTGAAACATTGAAGCCACGTATTCTTGATGCTAGACCAGAATTTACTATCCAAGGAAGGAATGAAGAAGACCAACCGAAGGCTTCTAAACTACAATCTCTAGCTGATTACACATGGGAAGTAGCTGAAACTGATAAAGTATCAGAAGATTTAGTATCTTCTTCTTTGGTGTATGGCACTGGTCATATGCAAGTTAGTTGGAAGAAAGATGTTAGAAATCTTAGTTTCTTAAAAACGAAAGATGTTGGTAAAAAGAAATATGAATGGAAGAAAGAGAAGAGAACTTTTTATGACGCACCATCTGTTGAGTGGGTTGATAATTATTCTTTATGGTATGATTGGCATAATATATCAGCTGTTAGTAAACAGTATTGGTTTAAAAGATTATTACTAAGTGAAGAAGAAATAAAAAGAAAATATCCAATGGCTGATAAAAAGAGAATGGAGATGGCTGTTGAAAGTGGTGGTGGAGATTTGACCGATTATGCATCTATCAGAACTCAAGTAAAAGGTACTCAAGATAAAATAACTAAGGGAGCTGATAGAACCATTGGTACAACTGGTGGTGATATTTATAAAGATTCTAATGTAAAAATGCACGAAGTGTTTGAATGGCTAAGACCGTTTGATGATGTTTATGCTGTTATGGTAAATGATGTGCCGATTTTGAAAGGAGCGTCAATGCCAAATCCATATGATTTTAAAGAGACATTCTTTATTAGTGTTCCTTATTTAAGATTACCTGGTGAGTTTGAAGGTTATGGTTTACCAATGATATTAGAGAATCCACAGATAATGCTTAATATGGTTAAGAACCAGAGACTTGATGCCATGACATTAAACATTCATAAGATGTGGGTTGTAAATCCACTGGCGAATGTGAAGAAAGAAGAATTAGTAGCTAGACCATATGGAATTATTTATTCACCTGATCCAAATGGAGTAAGAGAAGTTCAATCGAGTGACATAAAGCCAAGCGCCTATAAAGAAGAAGAATTATTAAAAGGTGATATGAGATATGGTTCAGGCGTTGATGATTTTTCAATGGGGTCTGGTGGAGGTACACCAAGCGCTACTGAAGTTAGACATTTAAGAGAATCAACTCTAGAGAGAGTTAGATTATTCATTAATCATCTTGGTGATGGGTATGCGATATTAATGAGAGATTGGATATCAATGTGGCGACAATTCTATACAAAGGAATTAATAATAAGAATTACTGGAGATGGAGGAGATATAGAATTTCCGATAATAGCAGAAGATGACTTAAAGGGTGAATTCGATTATAAAGCAACTGTCATCCCAGCCATTGCTGGTCAGAATGATATCAAGAAAAAGCAAGATATGGATTTATTTCAATTGCTTATTAATCTTCCATTTATTGATCCAGAGAAACTTACATCTAAAATTTTACATGATTGGTCGTGGAATATTAAATCTTTAATTAAAGCTGAAGAGCCAATACCGGAAGAAATGATGGCTGGCCCAGAAGGAGCTGAACAGCCAGTAGAAGAGCAACCAGAGGCTGTTGCTGGTGGTGGAAAAGTTTCTCCTGATGTTGTTGAGAAGGTATTGAGTATGCTTGAGGGTAAAGATAAATATGGTTCTAGTGCTTCTCCATTAGCAGAACTAGCATCTCCTGTAAATTTATTAAAGGGTGGTAAAGTACCGCCAACACCAGGAGGAGTAAAACAAGCTACAACTAATCCACGTGGACTCAACAGAGGGGGAAAAGTAAATACTAATGTAAGCACTAAAGATAATGCTAATCCAGAGGCATCTTTGGAAAATCAAGCATCTAGTCTACAAAAATAATTAATTAATACAAATATATGGCAGACAATAAAAGAAATACATTTTTAAAGGGATTATTAGGAAAAATAAGTGGAGGATTGAAAGAAGTTCCTCATTTAAACGAGATACAGAAAATGAGACAAGAAACTGGTGAGACAGATTTGAAGACTAAAAAAATGAAAAAAGAATTGGTAGATAAAATGATGGCAAGATATCCTTCATCTACTACTATTGGTACCGATACTTGGGGAAAGAGAAAAAGAGAAGTTGCAGATATGGTTAAAGATGGGAGAATGAAACAAGCTAGAGATTTTATTGAAAAAAAGAGAAAAGAATATGAGAAATTAAATGATGTAAAATTGCCTAAGTAAATTAATAAATAATATAAAAATATGAAGAAAAAAGAACAACAAGTGCCAGAGCCAATTACTGATACAAGCGATTGGACAGAGAATAGAATGAAGAATGTACTCGGTCAACTAGGAGTAACTGAATATTGGCAAGCTATCAATGAATATCATAAAAGACGTATAGCTGATATAGATACATTAATGCACTCAATTGATCCAATGACTAGTCCGACTGCCCTAGCTAGAGCTCAGGGTGAACATTCTAATATGTTAGCTTTTAAAGATTTTGTTAATGGTGAAACAGAGAGACTTCAGAAAGAAGAGGCAAAAATATCAGAAAGCCAATAACTTGTGGTATAATATATATAAGAAGAAAGTAAATAATTAAATAAATAGAATATATGAATACAAAATGTGATGGAAAGTCTAAAATACGTTCTGATGGGACTGGTCGAGGATTAGGCATAGGTCAAGGTCAAGGACCATTAGTTGATGCTAATACTAGAGGAAAAAGAAGAAAATTTTTAAATAATATTTTAAATATGAAGAAAAAAGTATGAATTTAAAAAAAATGCCTACAGAGGCAAAAAAGATTTCTCAGGTTATTTTTGATAGACTAAAAAAAGGAAAAGACGCTAAAGATGGCGTTGACCTAAATGCTTTAGCCAAGAAGTTAGCTAAAAGAAATCTAGAAAAAGAAAAAACAGATGATCTAGATTCATCTGAAGATGAAGAATAATTTTTAAGCTTGAAAATTATTTCATTAATAATTTAATATGAAGAAAATTTATGTCTGAAGAAAAAAAAGTATTTGAGTCCGTTGACGCGGGGAGCTCAGATAATTTAATTGGTAAAAAAGATGCTGATCCAAATCTTGCTGATGTTAATCAGGGGTCTGGGGAGTCAGTTCAAACATCAACGAAAGACAAGAAAGATGAAGAAAACGAAACAATACCTAAAAAACAGTACGAAGATTTAGAAACTAAACTTGGAAAACAAGGCGAAGAGCTTGGTGAATTGCGTGATTTCATGAAAGACGCAGGACCATTACTAGCAAAGCTGGATGAAAGTCCAGAGTTGGTTAAAGCTATCCTTGCTGATAAGATTAGTCCTGATTTAATTCAAGATGCTTTAGAAGGTAAGGTTTCGGTTAAAGAAGCTGAAACTGTAACAAAAGCTCATGACGATGTTAAAAAAGAGGTTGGAGAAAAAGAGTATGAGAAAATGTCTCCAGAAAAAATCAATAAGTTGGTTGATGACAAAATTGCTGAAGTAACAAAAACATTTACAAAAAAAGTAAGTGATTCAGAAAAGCAAAGAGAATATGAGAATTTAACTAAGGATTTTGTAGCAAACAATAAAGATTTTCCTGAGTATATAGTTGAAATCAATAAGATTTTGGATGAACATCCAGAAATTACTGATATCAAAACTGCTTACAATATTGCAAAAGGTAATAAAGCTATTGAGGAAGTCGAGAGAATGAAGAAGGAAGATGGTGGTGAGACCGCTAAAGAAATAGCAGCTAATGCTGCTGGTGGTCAATCTCAAGCTTCCGGAGTAGAAGGTGGAAAAGATTTAATCGACGAACTTGTTGGTGGAAGAACCGATCCAAACATCTTTAATTAGACTGAAACATGAGATTTAGTTGTTGTTTTACAATTAAATAATTAAAGTTAGAAAACATATGGGAAGTTATCCTTACCACGATGAGCCTACACATACAACCGGAACAGTTGCTGCAGCCGCTAGAGATACCTCTACATCCGCGACAGAAGGTAGATTAGTAGTTGACGCAGTTGATAAAGTATTTCTACTTGAAGTAAATAAACATCCATTAGTAACTTTACTAACAAACGTTGGAAGAGTTTATGATGGAAAGAGTTGGACAGGGTCTGCTTTGAGAAAAGCGTCTACGTTCAATCCTTCATTCGATTGCTTTGAGGACAAATACGGAGGTCGTTATGCAAAGGTTAGTGGTACTTATACTACTGGTGCAGACACAATTACTGTCACTGGAGCTGGTTCAAGTTCAGCTTACATTTTTACCGTTGGTGATATATTTTTAAATTATAGAACTGGCGAAAGAATGAAAGTTGCTACTGTTCCTACTGCAACTACTATTACTGTTGCAGCTGTCGGTAGAGGATTTGGTTCTACAGCAGAAGCAGCTGGTCTTGATGGAGATAGTTTATACATTATCGGTAACGTAAGTGCTGAAAATGGTAGTGCTAGAAACATCAATACTACACAGTCAACAAAAGCCACAAACTATACACAGATATTTAAAACCACAATAGGTGCATCAGGCACAGAAAAAGAAGCTAAACTATATGGTCCAAAAGACTTAGTTTATCAGAGAGCTAAAAAAGCTACCGAACATGCATTAGATATTGAAAGAGCATTCTGGTTTGGTGAGAAAGAAAGTGTAACTGTTGATAGTCATCCTCAACGTGCAACCGGTGGTATTGAAGAATTCATCAATTCAGGTGGTTCATACGTACAGGACCAAGGTGGTGCATTGACAGCTCCAGATTTGAATACCTTCTTAAGAGAAGGTTTCACTTATGGTGAAGGTACAAAAATGTTATTTGCTGGTGGTAAAGTACTACAAGCTATTAACGAAATTGCTAGAGGCCAATTGAACACTGTTGTTGGTTCAAAAACATATGGTGTAAAAATTAGCGAATGGCAAAGTGCATTTGGTAACATTAATATTGTTCATAATCCTTTATTTGTACAAGACTATGCAGGATATGCGTTCTTGCTAGACATGGATTGTTTCAGATATAGAAACATGAATAATCGTGATACCAAATTAATGACAAACATACAGTCTCCAGATGTTGATGGTCAATTAGATCAATACATCACTGAAGCTGGTTTAGAGCGAAATAGCGCTGCTAAATGTGCGTTGTTAAAAAATGTAGAAGCTTAAATTGAGTATTTTTACATAAAGTCTTTATGGGAGGTGGTCCTTTTTAAACCACCTCCCGGGCAGAGTCCGACGGGAGTGAGGACGGTTAAATACACTCTCATGGCAGTTTGTCTGTCATCCCGACCAGGTAGCGGGTAATCTACCGTAGTTTACCTACTAAATAAAAAAATATGAGTTCATTAGACTCAATCTTAGTAAAACAAGGTATCGCTCAAAATAAAGTTGGCACAGTTGTTGATGACGGTCCAGTAGCATTAAGACTAAAGTATCTTGGTACAGGAACAATTACAAGTGTAACTGTTGATACTGGTACTGATCTTGAAATGATAACATCAGATGGTGGTACAGAAACTTTTGCTTTCGCAACTTACACAACTATTGCTACCTTAGCTGATGCTATTAATGCTAGTGCTTATTGGGAAGCATTAGTCCTTGATGCATTAAGAACAGATCAAACAAATAACTCTGATTTTGTTGATGGTGTAATTACAGTATCATCTGCTGGTTTTTATGATGTAACTGTTGATACAAGTGTAGCACAAAATGCAGGTGGAGATTTTATCTACACTTATAGATGTGCATACAACAGAGAACCAGGTTCAGAGAAACCAAGTGGTTCACACAGAGTTAGATTATCAGAAGTGAAATATAGTGTAAATGTTAATGGTATTGAAGCAAAGGGTTTCCAGATTTTTGAGTGGGATGCTAAAGCTAAAACAGAAACTGCTATTTATCAAGTAGCTTCTGTCGATACTACTGCTACTACTGTTAATTTTGCTTCTGGCAATAAAACATTAGATGCTGGTATCGGTAATGATTTGATTGTACGTGTCAAAGACACTACTTCAATCGGTGATGCTGCCGGCAACTATCTTATTAGTTCTTACACACGAGAATAAATTATTTGTGGAGGGGGTAAAACCCCTCCGCTTGTAATATTAATTTATTATTATGAAGAAAAAAATATGACAACGTTTATAAGTAATCAACAAAATTATCGAGTTGTTTTAAAACCTGGTATTCCCTCTAATCAGCTTGCTGGTAAAGAGTCTGTACCTGGTTTGTATGCTAAATTTGAAGATGGTATCGTACAAATTAATAATGAAGAAACGGTTGAATTAATGAAAAAACATCCAAGATTTGGTCAAGATTTTATTATGGAAGGCGATGATGGTGCAGATAAATTTACTGAAAATAAAACTAGCAGTGAACCACCACATCAAATTACTGAAATTGACTATGGCCATGTTGGAAAAGTTGTTGGTGATAAAGCACCAGTTCAACTAACCAAGGAGCAAAAGGAAATCATTAAAGAAACTGCTAAAGAGATGGCAAAAGAGATGACTAAAAAAGCGATTAAAGAGCTAATTAGTTCTGCTAAAAATAAGAAATCTTCTAAGCCAAAAGTAGAAAAAGAAGAAGTAGTAGCTGATGAAGTAGAAGTTGAAGAAGTAGAAGAAACCCCAGAAGTAGTAGATGCCGAAATCATCGAAGATACCAAAAAATCAAATGAAAATGCATAAAATTAATCGATAGTTATTAACCTATATGGATGCAACAATAATTAGTGACAAAGGTCACTTATTCTATGACCCTTATATCTACGGATATGATGACAGTTTTTTTAAGACGATCTCCGGCACAATCGATTGTGTTAATGGGAAAATTAGGATAAATTCTGGTTCAGCGAGTTCAGGTAGCGTTAATTCTACAACCATGTTTATGTTTGGAGAATTAATTTATGGTATGACAATCCCTACTGCACCTACAGCAGGAGATACTAGAATCTGGGGTTTTTATTCTAGAGCTATTAAAAACAGAAATTCCGCTTATTTTTATATTAGCGGTACCAGTTTTTATGCAAGATCGTATGGCGATAGTAGCATGACATCTGAGTCAACCACATTAGAGTGGGATGCAAGTTGGACGAATGCTCAAGTAGACTATAAAATTGTTTGGTCAATAGATAGAGTAGATTTTTGGGTGGGTGGAAGAAAGGTAGCTTCTCACTTCACCAAAGTTCCAAGACAATCATTAACACCAATGTATGTTTCTAATGCAGCTAATGATAATATGTCTATTAACTACATAGAACTTAGGGATGCTAGAAAAATATTTTATAGTAAACCTAATTTATGGATTTCTACTTCTGCGAGTACTTCTCCATCTACATCAACTAGCCCTTCAGCTTCTTTGAGTCCATCTATCTCTCCATCAATTAGTCCTTCAATTAGTCCTTCAGTTAGTGCTTCTCAGTCACTCAGTCCTTCCTTATCTTCGTCAATCAGTTCGTCAGTATCTACCTCATTAAGTCCATCGATTAGTTCTTCTATTTCAGCTTCGATTAGTCCGTCAGTAAGTCCACCGAATTCACATAGTCCTTCTCTCAGTTCATCTACTTCATTATCTCCATCAATAAGTTCTTCAGTAAGTCCTTCTACTTCATTATCTCCGTCACTTAGTCCGTCTATTAGTCCGTCACTCAGTCCGTCTATCTCTCCGTCATATAGTCAGTCTATATCTCCGTCACTCAGTCCGTCAATTAGTCCTTCAGTTTCACCAAGTTTTTAGTATTATCAAAGATGTTAGTGTCTAGGGGTAGCTTAGAACCTACCCCTAGATATAAGAATTTGCTGAATTGTTTTTCATAAGCACTGAAGCATTGATTAATTTTTAGATTAAACAAATGGACGATAAATTAGAAATTACTATGACAAAGTTACAAAAAGATATTGAATATCTTAAAGAAGGGTCTGACCAAAATACAGTTGAACACAGTGTTATTATGAAAAAAATTGATAGTTGGATATCTTCAGCTGATAAAATATACGCCAAGAATGATACACAATGGGCAGAAAGATTTTTACTTTGGGCAGGAGCGATTGCTGGTGGTACATTTTTAATAGGCTTAATAGCCTTAATAGGAAAAGCATATTTACAATTATCATAATTTAAAAATATGAATATGAAATTTTGGAAAAAACAAATAAATGATGCGTGTTTTCAAGACCCGCTAGATCTCCGTGATAAAAAATATGAAGATGTTGCTTTAGGTGCAGCACCAGTCGATTGGAATAAAGGATATGATATTGAAAAGGAATTAAATTTTACTTTACCAATTAAGAATCAGGGACAGAGCCTTTCATGCACTGGGCAGGGGGGAAGTTATTATTTTGGTATATTAAACTTAGTTGAACTTAAAGAGTATATAGAAGTATCAGCTAAAAGTCTTTATTCTCAGATATTTTTACCAAATGGTGGAGCCTATATCCGCGATATTTTCAAACTATGTGTTAATTGGGGAGCTGTCTATGAGAGTTTAGTTTCTTCATATAAAAATGAAAAATTACCAACAGAAGATTTTATGAGAGAATTATCATGGAAGAACGAAGAAATAGATAAAATAGCAAAGGTATTACAAGCTAAAGAATATAGAGTTATAGAAGCAAGAGATAATATGGATTTATTCGCGATGGCTATAAGAGATAATTATGGTGTCGTTGGGGGCGTGTATGTAGGTAATAATGGTTCATGGAGAACAAATGAACCAACTCCATCTGATAGAATTAACGGACACTGTATATATTATGGGAAATTCGGAATAGATGAAAAAGGTAAATACATAGCAACTCCAAACAGTTGGGGCGAGAGAAAGGAAGATGAACTTCATCCAGATGGTTGGCAAAAACTAAGACATGATTATTTTAATAAGTTATATCAATTTAACCCATGGCTAGTAATAGATAAGCCAAATATTACTGAAGCTACTAATGATCCAGAAGTACAGGGTGTATTAGCTAAAAATGAAAAGAAATTTATAATAGAGGGAGCTGGAGTTGGTAGAAAAGGCGTTCTAGTCAATGGTAAATTACTTGAATTAACAAAAGAGAGAGAACCATCTGCTTCTATTTACGTACAGACTAACAATGGAAGTGGTCTTACAATTAGTACAGAATTATATAATAAATTGCCCAAGGGTGGTTTGTTCTAATTATTAATAATAAAAACAATATGTTAAAAATTGATGCTATTATTGGCACAATTACGGCTATCTGTTTAGTCGGTGTACTTGTGCTATTATATATAGGTGAGAGTGTAGAAGTATTAGTTCCAGTATTAACTGCGTTAGTTGCCTATTTATTAGGTAGAAAAGAGAGTGTAGTCGTAAGTATTTTTAAGGGTGGAATGGCTAAATTGGGTATTGGAAAAAAATAAAATATAATGACCGTGAACAGCGTAGAGCATTTTCAAGTGCAGGTTCCTCACGGTCCCCTGTATTTGGGGTGCTCTACTTTGTTATGTAAATAAATAATATAAAAATAAATATGAGTGATATAAAATTATCCGTAGTAATTCCATCATATGCAGATCAGTATCTGCAACAAACAGTCGACTCTTTATTAGAGAGTTCGGAGCTTGGTGACGCTTTAGAGGTTATAGTTGTACTTGACGCTAGATGGCCACAAATACCGCTTAAAAGCGACAGGAGGGTTAGGATAGTCCACTTAGGGTCCAATCGTGGCATGAGGGGCGCTATAAACGCAGGTATGGCCATTGCTAGAGGTGAGTTTGTAGGAAGACTTGACGAGCACTGTTTATTTGGAAAAGGGTATGATCGAATCCTTACAGACGAATGTTTACCAAATACAATAATTTCTCCTCGTAGATATTTTTTAGATCCTGTTAAGTGGGAAATAATGAAAGAACATGGTTATGTAGACTATGAGAGATTAGTTATTCAAGACATGGGAAATGGTATTCGTAAATTCTCTGGACAGAAATGGAGAAGTAAAACAAGAAAAAGAGCAGATATTATGGTAGATGAAAACCAAGCAATCCAGGGCAGTTTTTGGGTAATGCCAAAAAAATTGTGGGATGAACTAATAGGAGAATTAAGAACAGATATTTTCGGACCAACCTATCAGGACTCTGTAGAAGTTTGTATGGCAGTATGGAAAGCTGGAGGAAAACTTTTATTAACAAAAAACACATTTTATAGTCACAAACATCGATCGTTCTCTAGAACGCATCAGGAGGGTTCTCCAGAAAATCCGTCTAATAGAGAAGCAAGTTGGATGGCATCAATAAATATGTTTGAAGATTATTATAAGAATGAATTATTACCTAAGTGGGAAAAAGACAATATTTAATCAATATGCAAATAAGATTCTCGAAATATAAAAAATATGGTGGCTATCATTTCAAATGGTATAATAGAAATGGTGCCTACAAAGAACATGTTGATAATGTTGCAGAATGGATAAAAGGCAAGGACGTTCTCGACATAGGAGCAGGTGAAGGATTATTAGTGTCTTTAACAGGCATAACAGGAATAGATAATGAACCATACGCAATCAAGGCTGCTAAAAAAAGAGGTGTTGATATTATACTGGGGGATGCCTACAAACTGCCATTTGTAGATAGGCAGTTTGAGTCTGCTTTTATGGGTGATGTTTTAGAGCATTTTGAGTTTCCGGAGTTGGCGCTTAAGGAAGCTAGTCGAGTAATAAAGGAATATCTATATATAGTGGCTCCGCTACCACAGAAAATAGTAGAATCGTTTCACTATAATAATTGGAATCAGGAAGAGTTAATAGAACTTATTGAGAATAATGGCTTTAAATTAGAGGGAAAAGCAGAAGTAAAATTTAAAAAGATATACGCAAAATTTAAAAAAATAATATAAAAATTATGTCAACTATGAAGACTTTAAAATCCCATTGCCACGTTGGCGGTGGTTCTCACTTACCTGTATTAATGAAGGTTTTAGAGTTAACAGCTGGACCAGTCTTAGAATTAGGTACAGGCTTATTCTCTACGCCATTTTTACACTGGGCATGTTTTAATACAAAACGAAAATTAGTTTCTTACGAGAATAAGAAAGAATATAAAGATTTTTGGATTTATGATGATGAGAGAGAGAAAGATAATGGCTATGATTATCACGAAGTTAATTTTGTAGAAAAGAGTGATTGGGATGCTTTAGATTTAACTGGAAATTGGGGAATAGTATTTATTGATCATAATCCCGGACCAAGAAGAAGGGAAGAAATGAGACGTGTAGCTAATAATGCTGAATATGTCGTAGTTCACGATACGGATGACAAGAATGATTGGTATTATAAGTATTCAGAATATTTCCCATTGTTTAAATATAGGTGGGATTCAGATTTTTATCCACGGACTACAGTATTGTCAAACTTTAAGGATTTATCTAATTTTTCACTTTGATAAGAGATAATACATATGAAACAACTATTTACTTATATTAGTCCAGACAAGAAGTTCAATGCCGAACACCAAATGGCAGTTAAGATACAGATAGATAATAGTTTAAGGCTTGGATGGAAGAGAGAAGATATTCTGTTAGTTACTAATTTTGATTACGAACATAATGGAGTTAAGTCGATAGTTATTGGAGATGAAAATTATTGTGATTATTTCTTCTTTACTACTAAAATATATGTGATTGTTGAACTGTTTAATTTAGGGATGATAGAAGAGAATGAGATGTATTGGTACCATGACTTTGATTGTTTTCAATTGAACGAAATTACAGAAGGAGAATTAGAACTAGAAAGACACGATATGGGTTTATCGAATTACGGCAGAAGAGAACGACTTTGTTCAGCCAGTATGTTTTTTAAGAAAGGTGCTGAAGATATTTTTAGAAGTTTAAAGGAAGATACAGATAGAACAAAAGTAAATGAAGAAATATGTATCATGAGATTAATCAATAGAAATAAAGATACACTTGGCAAAAGAGTTAAGCTATTAAATACAACCTACGCTTTTCAGAAATGGAATATTAAAACTTGTTATCCAACGACTAATAAACCGATTAAAGCAGTTCACTTTCACCTAACACCAGATAAATACGATTTTTTCGTATTAGGTAATAATAAATTAAATTTAGTGATAATACCAGAGGAACTAATTAAAATTTTTAACAAATATGGATTCAACAAAAACGAAGAGTAAACTAGCGGTAATCATACCGACATTCAATCTGCTTGATATTCTCAAGGAGTTAATAAAAAGCGTAGTTGATTATACTAATGGTGATTATCAAATTTACGTTATTGAGAATGGACAGAAAGAAGAAACAATTAAATGGCTTAAATCTCAGGAAAATATTAAAGCTATTCTAAATGATGATAATGGTGGGACAGCTCGTTCGTGGAATGCTGGCATAGATGAAGGTTTAAAAGACGGTTGTACACACTTCGCGCTTCTAAGCGACGATATAACAATTTCTGATGGTTGGTGGGATGCTTGTTTAAAAGAATTTGATAGTGGTTCGCACGTTGTATCTGCCTATGATAAAAACCAACATCCGCATGTAGTCTTCTTAGGCTGGTTCTTTTTAATAGATAAAGAAGCATTAGATAAAATAGGATATGTAGACGAACAGTTTTATCCCTTTCTTTTTGAAGATTTAGATTATTCACAAAGACTTGTAGAAAGTGGATTAAAATATTCGAAAGCAGATACGAAAGTCGTCCATTTAGGTAGCTTAACTATTGGAGGACAATTTAATAAAAAATCTCCTAGAAATTATCATAGAATTTATCGTGCTAATAAACAAAGATTTAGGGAGAAATATCCATATTTAAAATTTAGAATGTAATATTATGAGTAATCAAGATAAAACCATTCTGTATTATTCAGCCTGCACAGAAAATCCAGAATTTGAACAATTAATAAGAGATGATTTAGTAAAAAAGGCTGGTGACATCCCAATAATAAGTATAACTAGGAAAAAAATTAATCTTGGAACTAATATCTGTGTTGGTGAAGTTCCTGTCTCTTACAGTAACGAATGGAGGCAGCTATTAATTGGTTTAAAAGCAGCTAAAACAAAATTCTGTATTACAGCAGAAGCCGATTGTATCTATCCAGAAAGTTACTTTAATTTTACTCCACCTGTCGATAATAAAATATATTACTACGATAATCTATGGATAGTGTGGAGAAGACATAATGGATTTTATAAAAAGACTGGTCATTGTGAAGGAGCTGAAATATGTGGAAGAGAATATTGGATTTCAAGATTAGAACCATTGTTTGGAAAAGACTTGGGTGATAATTGGGAACCAATGACAAGAAAGGAAGAAAATAAAACAGTTAGAAAGTTTTTCCCAGAAGAAGCATTATTTAATGGTGACCCAATGATTTCTTTTAAGACAGGCGATGGAGTTAGTTCTAGGACTACCTTTATAAATGAAAAGATTAAAGAAATTAATTATTGGGGCGATATAGCTACATTAAAAGCTAAATATTTTAAACCGTTTAAATAATATGGCAAGATTTACACAAAGAAATTTTAAAGTAGCATCTGGTTCTCATATACCTGTATTGATTAAAATGATACAAATGTCAGAAGGACCAATCCTTGAATTAGGGACTGGCTTTTATTCTACGCCTATTTTACATTGGATATGTGCAGAAAACAAAAGGAAACTTGTATCATATGAGTCCTCAGCAGATTATTTTGAAGTAGTTAAAAGGTATGCTACAGACTTCCATGAAGTAAATTTCGTTGAAGATTGGAGTAAGATTGATATATCTGAATATTGGGGATTAGTATTCGTTGACCACTATCCAGCAGAACAAAGAATATTAGAGATGGCTAGAGTGACTAATAACGCTGACTATGTAGTGGCGCACGACTCTGAACCGAGGAATGATAAATTATATCATTATTCAACAATAAATGAGCTATATAAATATAGATATGATTACGATAAACTATATCCGAATACAGTTGTCTTTAGTAATAAAAATGATTTAATAAATTTATTATAAACATATGAATAAAATTGAAGAAGGATTAAAATTTAAAGGTTCTCCTATAGTAATAAAAGATAGTAGTAGAAATGACCTACCTCAGTTCTTTGTTGACAGAGGATATAAAACTGGAGTTGAAATCGGCGTGTATAAGGGAGAGTATTCAGAATTGCTCTGTAAGGCTGGTTTAAAGCTTTATGGTGTCGATCCATATATAACCTATAAAAACTATAGGAAGCACCCTAAGGAGCTCCCATACGAAGAACTAGAGAGTATGACGAGGCAAAAATTAGCCCCCTATGACTTTACTTTGATTAGAAAGACATCGATGGAGGCGTTAGCCGACATACCAGATGACAGTCTCGACTTTTGCTACATTGACGGAAATCATTCCATACCATACATAATTCAGGATATTTATGAATGGAATAGGAAGGTTAAAGTTGGTGGAGTTATATCTGGTCATGATTATTTCATTGACAGCCACAATCCTTATTGGATTAGAGCTTGTCATGTGAAGTATGCCGTAGATGTTTGTACTAAGATATTTGGCGTTAAGAATTTTTATGTTGTAGGAGACGGAAAAGATAAGTGTGCCTCTTGGTTTTGGATTAAAGAATAAAAAATAACCAGTGAATTATGAAGTCTGGAATATATATAATTAAAAATTTAATTAATAATAAAATTTATATTGGTTCGGCTGTTAATATTGAAAAAAGATTTTATGAACATATCAGGGCATTAAATAAAAATATTCATTGTAATGTTCATTTACAGGGAGCATGGAATAAAGACGGAAAAGATAATTTTTCTTTTGAAAAATATTTAGAATGTAAAATAAAAGATTTAATATTTTATGAACAACTTACTATTGATGCTCTAATGATTAGATATGGAAGAGAAAATATTTATAATATATGTTTAACTGCTGGTTCAACACTAGGTAGAATGCATTCGGAAGAAACAAAAATAAAGATTGGTTTAAAAAGTAAAGGAAGGTGGACTGGTAAACATCATACAGAAGAAACTAAAATGAAAATTAGAATTAATAATATTGGAAAAAATAAGGGTAAAAAAGCATCTATAGAGACAAGAAAAAAAATGTCAGAAAGTCGTAAGGGTATAAAATTTACGGAAGAACATAAGAGAAAAATAGGTGAGGCAAGTAAAGGGAGAATTGTTAGTGAAGAGACAAGAAAAAAAATTAGTAAAAATAATTTAGGTAGAATTATATCTAAAGAGACTAGAGAAAAAATAAGTAAATCCAGTAAGGGAAGAATTTCTAATAGAAAAGGAATAATACTTTCTGAAGATATAAGAAAAAAAATGAGTAAATCTCATAAGGGTCTCAAGCTTTCCGAGGAATCAAAAAGAAAAATAAGTATAGCAAATAAAGGTAAACATCGTTCTGAAGAATGTAAAAGAAAATTAAGTGAGGCAAGAAAAGGAAAGCATTCTTCACCAAATACTGAATTTAAAAAAGGTAATATATCGTGGAATAAAAAATTAAAGTAAAAATAATATGAGTAAAGTTGGTGTGATATATTATACAGATTCTCGTCTCGAGGATCATCCAATAATAAAGGTTTGCCGAGAACAACTTAAAAAAGCTTTTAAAGGAGAGATTATATCTACGTCTTTAAAACCATTGGATTTCGGAAAGAATTACGTGCTAAAAAATCGTTTTCGTTCATACCCAACTATGGTCGATCAGATTGTTTTGGCTCTAGAAAAAAGTACTGCAAATTATATTTACATGGCGGAACATGACGTTCTATATTCTGTAGAAAATTTTTCGTTCGTGCCACCCAAAGATAATGTTTTTTATTATAATTCTAATGTTTGGCGTTGGCGTTATGGTGGCGATGATATTGCTATTAGATATGATGGTATGTTACCTCTTTCTTGCATGTGTGCAAATAGGGAGTTTGCGTTAAACCATTATTATAAAAGACAAGTTAAAATAAAAGAGTGGGGACTTGATAAAATAAGAAGTAGAGAGCCTCGATGGGCACGCAAATGGGGCTACGAGCCAGCACGGAAGTCGAAAAGACGTGGAGGATTTTCAGATGATGTGAGTGAAGTCTGGCATTCTGAATTACCAAATATAGACATTAGACATGGAAGGACATTCTCTTCACCAAAGATTACACTTGAGTCGTTTAAGCACAAACCAACTGGATGGGAAGAGCGACCAGTGAAAGACGTTCCTGGATGGGATTTGCGTAAGTTGTTTGACTTAGATAAAAAATAAAATATATGAAGAAAATATGTAAAGTAGAAGATTGTTATATTTATGGACTTGAATGTCCGATAATTAAAAAAATAAGATATGTTGGAAAAACTATTGATTTGGATGCTAGGTTTATGCGTCATATTAAATATGAGTTAAATTCTAATAGTCATAAAACTCGTTGGATAAAGAAATTATTAGCAAAAGGTTTGAAACCTAAATTAATTATTTTAGAAAAAATAGATAATTCAGAATGGCAAAAGAAAGAAAAATATTGGATTAATCATTTTAAATCTAAAAACTTATTATTAACTAATGAAACGAATGGAGGGGATGGACGAGAAAAAGGATTCAAACATAAAAAAGAAAGTATTAGAAAAATTAAAATAGCATTGAAAAATAGAAATCCTGAAATAAGGAAAAAAGCAGGAATTAAAATATCATTAGCATTGAAAGGGAAAAAGGCAAGTGATATTACTAAAAAGAATATGAGTAAAAGTGGCAAAAAGGTATGGGATAATATGACAAAAAAGGAAAGAATAAAAAGAATTAATAATTTACAACACGAATGGACAAAAGAATCAAAAGAAAAAATATCAGCTACACACAGGGGGATGATAAGACCAAATAATAAATCAGGAATAGCAGGAGTTTCTTGGTATAAACGAGATAAAAAATGGCGAGCTTGGTTAAGTTATGATAAAAAACAAATACATTTGGGATATTTTACAAATTTTAAAGATGCTGTTTTTGCAAGAACCCAAGCAGAACTAATATATCATGCTAATATATAATATAAAATAAAAAATATGAGTAAGAAAAAGTATCAAATTTCGATCTGCATACCGGCCCGGAATGAAGAATGGCTTGCTCGCACCGTAGAAGACATTCTCCAGCACAAAGAGGCTGAAACTGAAATAATTATAGGTCTCGACGGAAAATTGGCTGACCCAGTTATAAATGACCATCCTGATGTAACTATAGTTTATGTACCCGAAGCTATCGGACAAAGAGCAATTACTAAAATGTGTGCACGTCTTTCTTCGGCAAAATATATAATAAAATGTGATGCGCACTGTGCCTTCGACCAGGGATTCGATCGTAAGATGTTAGAAGCATTTGAAAAGACTGGAGATAACGTAGTTATGGTACCAGTGATGAATAATCTCCATGTTTTTAATTGGCGCTGTTATCACAATTATTGTGGGTGGTCTAAGTATCAGGGACCCTCGCCAACAGTATGTCCTAATTGTGGTAAATCAAATAAATTAAGAAAGGAAATTGTGTGGAAGTCTAGGCATGGTGTGCATTCTACATCTTACTGTTTTGACGCTACTCCACATTTTCAATATTTTGAAGACTGGAAACATAGACCACAGTACATAAAAGATAAAGCAGAAAAAGGAATAACGGAGTCGATGTCGTTACAAGGTAGTTTTTTCATGTGCACCCGTGAGAAGTATTTTTCTCTTGATATAGACGATGAAAGTTTAGGTAGCTGGGGCCATCAAGGTTTAACCGTTGCTTGTAAATTCTGGTTATCAGGTGGAAGAGTTCTAATAAATCATTCTACGCATTACAGCCACTGTTTTAGGACTCAGGGAGGAGATTTTAGTTTTCCATATCCACAGTCTGGTAGAGATGTAAAAAAGACCAAAGAAAGAGTTAAGGATTTATTCTGGAATAATAAGTGGGATAAGCAGATTCACCCAGTTAGTTTTTTGATTGAAAAGTTCTGGCCCGTGCCAGGTTGGACAGATCAACAGCTAGCTCAACTCAAATTGACAGAAAAAAAACAAAAATAGCATTATCCTACATACTTGTGCTATAATATATACAATTAGATGAAGTTCATCTTTTAGATTATGAAGATAAAATATAATGTCCTATATGGGCGTATTTTGTCTTTTTTTTATACAATATTAGTTAGTTCTTTTATATAGATAGCCAGAATAAAACCAGGAGGTGAGTGTTATGGGACAGAAATTGTTTATACAGTGCGAGGGTTGTGAAGAATATTGCGAAGCATTACCTATACCAAGCGATATGTTAAAATCTGCAATGAAGTCAGATGACATTGCTCAAATCCTTTGGGCAAAGAGAACTAAAAAGCTCAAACAAGTAATGGTCATCTGTCAAGCGACTGGTAAAACAACAGCAATTAAAATGGGGAGGTAAAGGTTATGGGTAGAAAACGAAGAAAACAGATAGCATACATTCACAGAGTAGCTCAGTACAAGAAAAGAGATCTTGAGTTCTTTATGAAAAACGCCAAAATACCTTGCCATAGATGTCATGTTATAACGACAGTTCACGCCTATGGCAAAGGAAAAGAAGTCATCAGGTTTGCCTGTTGGAACAAAAAATGTCCTTTCTACGGAGTTGAGATGACAATGACAAATTGTCATAAGGAAATCAAGAAATACTTAAAGGAGGTATGAAAATGAAAGCAATTCTTATTTTTATATCTATTCTGATTGTAATTGCATTGGTGTCTTTTTTAAGGGCACAACACAAGCATAGAAACTAAAAGCAGAGTGGGGGAACTGCTAAAACAAACTCCCCCACCTTTCATTTCGTTTTTGTATTATTTTTAACATAAAAGTGAAATGAATTAATTTTAAACAAAGCTAGAGTAGCTCAATTGGTAGAGCACCGGTTTTGTAAACCGATGGTTAAGGGTTCAAGTCCTTTCTCTAGCTCAAATTAAATAATAATTAAATTAACTAAAAAATATGGCAGATAAAATTGAAATAAAATGCCCTCTTTGTAAAAAGATAAGAAAGGTATCTCATAGTATGATTTTTTTAATTAAAACTGGTAAGAATACAGGATATTGCAGGTCCTGTTCTATATTAGGCAATAAACATAGATATAAAAATGGACAAGTTTACGATAAAAAATTATATCAGTCTCATATTTATCGAGTATGGTCGAATATGCTTAGTCGTTGTAATAATCCTAGTGCTAAAGGATTTTGTAGATATGGAGGTAGAGGCATTACAGTCTGTAAAAGATGGAATACTTTTAAGAATTTTTTTGATGATATGGCAATGACATGTAAAGACGGTTTAACATTAGATAGAATTGATAATAATGGTAATTATTGTCTAAGAAATTGTAGATGGGCGACAAAAAAAGAACAAGCAAATAATACTAAAAATATCGAAGAAGCTTTACATATTACTTTCAATGGCATAGCAAAAACAATCAGTGAGTGGGCAAAACAGACAGGGCTTAAAAGAAGTACATTGGGAATGAGATTGGTAAATTATAATTGGTCTATTGAAAAAGCATTAACAAAAATAATTAATTAAACTAAATATATGGGTGATTTTAAAATTTCCGAGTTGGACGCTCTAGCAGCGACACCAGATGATGCCGATATTTTGGCTATCGTTGATGATGTTGTCGGAACTCCAATAACTAAAAAAATAACAGTAGCTAATTTAAAATCTAGTGTGACTGTACCAGTAAAAGCAACTGGGACTGAAATAAACACAGGCACAGACGACGCTAAATTTGTAACGTCAAAAGCTATTGAAGATAGTAATTTATCTTTTATATCCGATACAGAAACGCTGACAAACAAAAGAATAACACAAAGATTAGTTACAACTACAGATGATGCAACCGCAGCTATTGATTGTAATAGTTATGATATTTACGAACTTTCAGCAGTAGCTAATGCGACTGTATT